TTCTGGAATCTGGTATCATAGGACCATAAACAACAAAGGAGAAAGAATGACAAAAGAAATAAGACAAAGCATAGAATACAACGGCAAGCTTTATAGATTGCCATTTAATATTCCATCTGGTTTTTTAAATACAAACCAAGTAATTGCTGAGAATCATTTCTCAGGCGAACCGATCGAGGTGCCGCAGTTTGTTAAAGCAGTTAGAGATGGCATATTATACTATGAATATAATGCTAGTATCACAGACAGAAACTACGGTGAGGGTAGTTCTCCAATGTGGGACAAAGTAAGAAAGGGACTAAATTGGTTTAGACAATACTTTGCTAAAGAATATATGGTGTTGTTAGATTAATACAGTCAAGCAAATTAACTAGGGTGCGACAATATGTCGCACCCCGGTAACCGAACACATAACTCCTATGTGGTTTGAGGAATGGACCTGCGACAAAATGTCGCAGGCCATAGAGGTACCAACGCAATCCTAAATTTGCAATTTTCTCAATAATCAATTATACATAAATAAAAAAGGGGTCCCGTACGTTACGGATTTAGACAAAGATTGAGATACTTAAAGACGTAAAATACTTATTGGATTCAAAACATATCTGAAAAAATTTTTTAGAAAATTTTTTCGAATGCACTTTTATGGATATTAATAAATTAAAAAAATTTGAGAAGCTACCGCCTGATGTAAAAAGAGAATTAGCTTTGGTGATGGCTAAGTGGAAAGAAAAGAAAAAAGAGTCTCAGATCAGAAATGATTTTATGGCTTTTGTAAAACATGTGTGGCCAGATTTTGTAGAAGGTAAACATCATAAAGATGTTGCAAAAAAATTTAATGATATTGCAAATGGAAAAATAAAACGTGTTATTATTAATATGGCACCTAGGCATACTAAGTCTGAGTTTGCATCTTATCTATTACCAGCATGGATGGTAGGTAGAAATCCAAAATTAAAAATTATTCAATCAACTAACACAACTGAATTATCTGTAAGGTTTGGACGTAAAGCAAAACAACTTATGGATTCACCAGAGTACAAAGAAGTATTTCAAACAAGATTAAAAGAAGATTCTCAGGCTGCTGGTAAATGGGAGACTCAACAAGGTGGTGAATATTATGCTGCTGGTGTTGGATCTGCAATTACTGGAAGGGGTGCCGATCTATTAATCATTGACGATCCACATACTGAACAAGATGCAATGAATGCTCAAGCTCTTGAGAGAACTTATGAATGGTATACATCTGGTCCACGTCAACGTCTTCAACCAGGTGGAACAATTGTAATTGTAATGACAAGATGGAATGAAAAAGATTTAACAGGAAGATTAATCAAAGCACAAAAAGAACCTAAAGCAGATCAGTGGGAAGTTATAGAATTTCCTGCAATCATGCCTTCAGGAAAACCCCTGTGGCCGGAATATTGGAACATAAAAGATTTGGAAGCAGTTAAGGCTTCTATTCCATTATCAAAATGGAATGCACAATATATGCAAAACCCAACCGGTGAAGAAGGTGCATTGATCAAAAGAGAATGGTGGCAAAACTGGGATGGAGATATTCCACCACTTCAACACGTCATACAATCTTACGATACAGCGTTTATGAAAAAACAAACAGCCGATTATTCTGCTATTACAACATGGGGAGTATTTACACCTGATGAAGATTCAGGACCTTGCTTAATGCTCCTGGATGCATTGAAGGGAAGATATGAGTTTCCTGAACTAAGAAGAATTGCATTAGAACAATACGGCTACTGGAATCCGGAAACAGTAATTATTGAATCTAAAGCTTCAGGATTACCTTTAACTTATGAATTAAGAAAAATGGGAATACCAGTTTTAAACTTTACACCGAGCAAAGGAAATGATAAACATACAAGAGTTAACAGCGTTTCTCCTCTGTTTGAATCAGGGAGAATATGGGCGCCCACCGATATGGAATTTGCACAAGAAGTTATTGAAGAGTGTGCAGCATTTCCATATGGAGATCATGATGACTTAGTCGATTCCATGACTCAAGCAGTTATGCGATTTAGACAAGGCGGATTGATTAATCACCCAGAAGATTACAAAGATGAGCCTTTACAACAAAAGCAAAAGGTGTATTATTAGATTATGTACAACAACTATTTAAAAATGATGATGGGTGGTTTGACAAGAACCAAACTAGCTCTAGGTACCGGAGACCAGGTTCAGGATTCAGGCATCAAGAGTCTTGAAAAAAAGATGGCATCACAACCAGATATTGGTGCAACTAGAAATGATGCTGCTATGAATTTATTTGGTAAACCACTTATAGAATTAACTCCACAAGAATTAGATCAACTAGATGAATTTTTAGAAGAAAAAGCTTCAAAGCCAAAAGCTCCTTCTATTAAAATGGCTAGTGGTTATGATGATCTAGATGAAATGTATAAGCAATATGTTTTTGAAATGGAAGAGATGGGTGTACAACCAATGTCTTTCAGACAATTCTTAGAACAAGCAATCGCTGAATCAAAATTATAGGGGTAATAAAATGCCCAAGGACATCTCGTCTTATTTTCTAGAAAAAGGAGAACCGGTTACAGATTTCAATAGAAATCCAACAGGCGTTAATCAATACACAGCTAATATGAGAACAGCTGAAGAAGTTCAAGCTGCTATTGATTCTGCACCTCCTAAAATTATTAAAGGAAAAGAATTTCCATTAACAGCAAAAGATTTAAGAGGAGAAGGAGAATATTATAAAAATAAAATTGTAACTAGATCAGAACTTAGAAGATTTAAAAATGAATTAGTTATACCTTCAGTTGGTAAAGCAAGTATAGAAGATCCAAGAAAATCAAATATCACAAGATTAAATAAAATAAAAGCTACTCAAGGTAGTAATATATCTTTATTAGGACAAGGACAAAAAGGAGTTCAGTTTAGTCATGTCTATCCATTAATTGAATCTGCACCTCCAGGTACTAAAACAACAGGACCTATTGATGCAAGTATGAATAGATATTTAGAAAATTATAATAGAATAGGTCAATCTATTGCTGAACAACAAGAAGAATTAATTAGAACAAAACCTGAAGGTTATAAAAGACAAATTGAAATATTAAATGGAAAAGCAAAAAAGAATGTTTTAAATGCCATTGAAGAATTAGGACCAGAGTACAAAGGTCAGATTGGATACTTTCAAGTTGATCCTGATAGTGGAGAATTTAAACCTAAAGCAGGTAATTATAAAATGTCTTTTGCTGGTCTTGAAGGTGAAAGTAAAATTTATAAAGATATGTCTGGAACAGAACGTAAGGCATTTGAAAAAGAAATTTCTAAAGCAGCTAAATATGGAAAATATGCAAAACAAATTATAAAACCTGTTTTAAGATTAGCAGCTCCAATTATTCCATTTGCAGGTCCTGCAATTATGGCATCAGGAGCATATGATGTAGCAAAGGCTGCAGAGATGGGATACACATCTCCAGATGAATTAGCTCTTGCTTATAATCTTGGACCAGAAGCAGCAGCTGGAATAGCAAGTTTAAAAAATAAAGTAAGAGGACAACGAGATGAAACAGAAACCTTTATCCCCTAAAAGATTAACTACAACTATTCCACCGCTATCTGGGCCGGTTAGTCAAGGCTTGAATTATAATTATAATACTGTTAAAACAGTTAAAATTACGGAGAAAATAAATGGCAGACAACATAGACAAAGCTCTACCAAACGAGCCTAGAAAAGAATTTGAAATACCTGGTCAAGAAGATATTCAAGAACAAGTAGTAGAAGAAGTTACAGAACAATCACAAGCACCTGGAGATGTTGAAGTTCAAGAGAACGAAGATGGTTCAGTTGATATTAATTTAGATCCTAAAGCTGCATCACCTGAAGGTGGTGACGAGCATTATGCAAACTTAGCAGAATTTTTACCAGATGAAGTATTAGGAAGATTAGCTTCTGATTTAAATTCTAAATACATGGATTACTCATCTTCTAGAAAAGATTGGGAAAGAACTTATACAACAGGTTTAGATTTATTAGGTTTCAAATACGATAACAGAACAGAACCATTCTCTGGTGCATCAGGTGCAACGCATCCTGTACTTGCAGAAGCGGTTACACAATTTCAAGCTTTAGCTTATAAAGAATTATTACCAGCCGATGGACCTGTAAGAACTCAAGTATTAGGAATACCAAGTCCAGAAAAAACTCAACAAGCAAGTAGAGTTAAAGATTTTATGAATTATCAAATAATGGACCAAATGAAAGAATATGAACCTGAATTTGATCAAATGTTGTTCAATCTGCCACTAGCAGGTTCTGCTTTCAAAAAAGTCTATTACGATGATATGGAACAAAGAGCGGTAAGCAAATTTGTTCCTGCTGATGATTTAATCGTTCCGTATACAGCTACCTCATTAGATGATGCGGAAGCGATTATTCATCGTGTAAAAATGTCAGAGAACGATTTAAGAAAACAACAAGTATCTGGTTTCTATAGAGATGTAGATTTAGGAAAACCTACAGAGAGAGAAACAGATGTTGAGAAAAAAGAAAGAGAACTTGAAGGAATAACTAAATCTGGAAAAGATGAAGATGTATTTACTTTATTAGAATGTCATGTTGATTTAGACTTAGAAGGTTTTGAAGATGTTAATCCTCAAGACTGGTGAGCCGTCAGGAATTAAAATTCCATACATTGTAACTTTAGAAGAAGGATCAAGAGAAATACTTTCTATNAGAAGAAATTATGAAGTAGGTGATCCAAAGAAAAAGAAAATACAATACTTTGTACATTTTAAATTTTTACCAGGTTTAGGTTTCTATGGCTTTGGTTTAATTCACATGATTGGTGGATTATCTAGAACTGCAACAACTGCATTAAGACAATTATTAGATGCAGGAACATTATCTAATTTACCTGCTGGATTTAAGATGAGAGGTATTAGAATTAGAGATGATGCACAATCTATTCAACCAGGAGAATTTAGAGATGTAGATGCACCAGGAGGAAACTTAAGAGATTCTTTCATGATGCTACCATTCAAAGAACCATCTCAAACATTATTATCTTTAATGGGTATAGTCGTTCAAGCAGGTCAAAGATTTGCTTCTATTGCTGATTTACAAGTTGGTGATGGCAACCAACAAGCAGCTGTAGGTACAACTGTTGCTCTTCTTGAAAGAGGATCAAGAACTATGTCTGCTATTCATAAAAGAATTTACTCGGCTTTGAAAAATGAATTTAAAATCTTAGCTAGAGTATTCAAGCTATATCTACCACAAGAATATCCGTATGATGTCGTTGGGGGTCAAAGAACAATAAAACAATCTGACTTTGATGATCGTGTAGATATATTGCCAGTTGCTGACCCTAACATTTTTTCTCAAACACAGCGTATTTCTCTTGCGCAAACGGAACTCCAACTGGCAACTTCAAATCCACAAATGCATAATCTATATCAAGCATATAGAAATATGTATGAAGCTTTAGGAGTAAAAGATATTGATCAAGTTTTAATTAGACCTATGCAACCAACTCCAAAAGATCCAGCGTTAGAACACATAGATGCTTTAGGTGGAAGACAGTTTCAAGCATTTCCAGGTCAAGATCATAGAGCACATATTACAGCTCACTTAAACTTTATGGCAACTAATATGGCTAGAAACAATCCAATGGTAATGGCTTCATTAGAAAAAAATATTTTTGAACATATTAGTTTAATGGCTCAAGAACAAATTGAATTAGAATACAGAGATGAATTAGTTCAATTACAACAAATGCAAATGATGATGCAACAGAATCCACAGATGGCTCAACAGTTACAAATGCAAGTAATGATGATGACTCAAAGAATTGAAGCTAGAAAAGCTCAACTGATTGCTGAAATGATGGAAGAATTTATGCAAGAAGAGAAAAAAATAACTTCTCAATTTGATAATGATCCAATTGCTAAACTAAGAGCAAGAGAATTAGACCTTAGAGCTCAAGAAAACTTTAGAAAAGAGCAAGAAGGTAAGGATAGAATGAATCTTGATAAGATGAAAGCAATGATGAATCAATCTAATCAAGATGATAAGCTTCAACAAAATGAAGAATTAGCTAAATTACGTGCTGATACATCAATTGAAAAGACAATCTTGAGTAAAACTTTACCAAGTACTGATTCAATGATGAAAAATCAGGGTAGTATGATGCCAAATATCAAAGTAATGCGAGGAGGCAACGAATAAATGAGAAAAAAGATGACAAAAGCACAGAAAAAAGTTAAAACTGTGATGAAAGAGTTCAAAAAAGGTGAACTCAACATTGGTAAAAGTCCAAAAAAAGTAAAAAATCGTAAACAAGCTATTGCGATTGCACTTTCTGAGGCAGGTAAAAGTAAAAAACGAGGTTAATTATGGAAAAACTAGACAAAATCAAAGATGTAAAAGTTGGTGAGCAACAAGTTGAGATTGATCCAAGATCAAAAACAACTGCTGACAAAGCTTTTAATTACATTGGTACAGGTGGACCTGAAATGGAAGTTAAAGGTCAAGGAAAAGTACTAGCAGAGAAAAAAAGAAGTTCAAAAGCGTACTAATTTTATGATTCCTTGGGGTTTATTAGGTCAAGGTTTAAAATCTGGACTAGAAATATACAAGAATAAAAAAGCAGCTGACGTTGCAATGTCAGAAGCTAAACTTCTT